GATGATTTCGCGCTCACCCGTGCTGATCGCACGTTTCTTGTCGCCCTCGCCGCCGCCACGAACAAAGGTCTTCAGCCTGATCATCGCCACAAGATCGACATTGTCTGTATAGTTTGCCAAAGATTTACGATGCAACCGCAGCGTGTATCTTGAGTAACTATCGCTATCCGGTAGCTCTAAATGCTCTGTATCGGCATGGGCAATGAAGATGACATTCATGCCCTTTTCGTATGCCAGTGATCCAGCCCAGTCTCTGATCTGCCTGTGCTTTTCAGCCGCCGCAGATTGACCAGCACCAAAACCTCCCGCCGCCGCATTGATCGACTTGGCCTTACCATCTGCATTTACGATTTCTGACTCAATCATCGTACTAAGCTGGGTGATCGAATCAATCACCAGCGTCTTGTGGTCGTGCGTCTGTGTGGCAAGCGCCTCAATGGCATCCAGCACGTCTTGGCTGGATGTAGCCAGTGGGAAGAGGCTGACGTTGTCATTGCCCGTAAGGCTGGCCGTGCCGTCCTCCGTGCGAATTATCACCGGGCTATTAAACATAGAAGCCAGTGTTGTCTTCCCCATGCCGCCTTCACCAAAAATGGTCGCTATAATCGGACGCTGACCACTTGGTTTCGACAAACTTTTCAGATCAATTGCCATCATTATTCCTCCACGTTGGTTGCATGCCCGTACGCCACAACATTTTTTGTATAATTTCCTGTTGATCCTCAACAACGTGTAAAAGATCATACCCACTATCGTCTTGAGTAAAGATCAACATTGATTGATTGCCACCCAAGTCTTCATCATCACTGACAAATTTTTCTATCATTTTAACGTGATCTAAATTGACAAGGATTTGTTTTGTCTTTTCCATAATTTTTGTTGTCAAAAAAACCAAACAAGCCATTATACCTGTACCCTCCACACTCTAAATTTATCGTCTTCGCCACGAACCGTGACATTCATTTGAAGCCCCTTGGCCGCTGCGCGAATTGTCATTGTTTCGGTTTTAGTATTTACCAAAATACTGTCGCCAACATTCATCGATAGCAGCAAGTCTTTCCACTTGCCCGACCGACTTTTATCGACTGGCGCAATCGGCACCCCCCGATCAATTTGAATTTCCATTACCAGTCTCCCTTAAATACGAGTGCAAATACCTCGTCCAAAATTTCATCAATCGTTCTTAGTTTCATCGTTCTTCTCCTTTTCATCCCAATTTGGCTCTGGGCCAAGTGACACCTTCACGTCCTTGCGGTAGCGCATGGAACACGACTGCTTGTTTCTCATTGTGCTTTTGCGTTGCTGCTCTGATGTTTTATCACCAGAGCGCGGCCCTCTGTTGATCGAAACCATTACAGTGTCTCGATTTTGACGCCTACTTTGCCAGCGCGAGTTGCAAAGGCAGGCGCAATCTTGGCCCACAACTTTGGCTCATTAGCCAGTAAATATCGGCAACCAGCACTGTCGGCGCTGATTACTGTCTTTACTGGGTGAAATGGTTTGGGAATTTTGCGGCTAACTTTGTCCCAAATAATGGCGTCAACCTTACGAGACACGGGCTGTGTCAGCGTAATTTTGTGGCCCTCAGTTTTGTGGGATATGGAGCCTTCATCTTTGGCTTCCAGCGCAGCGTTAAGCTGCTCTTCGATTGCGTGGCGCTTTGCCGTCAGCGCCTTTTCTTCTGCCTTGATTACCAGCCAATCGGCTGCAAGAATATCTAAATTAATATTGTCCATTACGTTCTCCGTTTTCGTTCATTCATTCATTCGTTCATTCTCTACAGAAATTGGTTTACTCTGAAACTTTCAGACTGTAAAGCTATTTTTACACTATTTGTAAAATGGAGCGAAAAATGGAAGAAATGATACCCATTGAGACTATAAGGGCTTCCCTGCAAGACCGCCGACTTACAGTGGTCGCAGAGAAATCTGGCCTCAGTCACCCAACAGTAAAGGCAGTCGCAACAGGCAACGAACGAATCAGTTTGCAGACGTGGAAAAAGCTGTCGGATTATCTGAAGGTGAACAAATGATAGTACAAGATTACTGCTCCAAGATGGGTTTTTTCTTGGTCACAATCCCAGCAGGGACTAAGGGGCCGACCCGCTTTGGCTGGCAAAAGCCAGAGCAGGCGCTGTCTGATCCAGAAGCCGCCAGAAAATATTATGAGCAGAACCCAACACATAACGTGGGGCTGCTTCATGGGGCCAGCGGAACCTGTGCCGTGGACATCGATCATGTGGAATATACACAGATGATCTTTGAAGCACTTGGCATCGATTTCTCAGAGCTAATGCAGTCGGCACCCCAGATCATTGGGCGCGAAAATCGAGGCAAGCTGATCTTCAAGGCACCCCCAGACCTAATTACCCACAAAATATCTTGGCCCGTCGAGGGCGATCCCCGCAAGACAGAAGTGGTCTTTGAGCTTCGCGCTGGGGCGGTGCAGGATGTCCTGCCGCCATCAATTCACCCAGACACTAACCGCCCATACGAGTGGGCAGGCAGATCAATCTGGGATGGACTGCCAGACCTACCAACCCAGCTTCTGACAATATGGAGAGAGTGGGATAAGTTCCGACCGCAAATGATGGACGTTTGCCCTTGGAAACGAGAGCCAGACTTTCAGCCACCGCGCAAGCAGCGGCCAAAAAATGACAGTACATCTGTAATCGATGCCTTCAATCAGGCTCACGATATGCACAGCCTGCTGATTCAATATGGATTTAAGCACACGTTCAAGGATCGATACCTGTCGCCAAACTCTACGTCAAAGCTGGCAGGCGTCAAATTGTTTGAGGATGGCCGTGCCTTCAGCCACCACGCCAGTGACCCCTTCGGAAATCACAGCTTCGATTGCTTTGAGCTATGGCTGCAAATGGAACATCAAGGCAATATCAGAGAGGCCATAAAAGATGCCGCTGGCTTCCTGCACATTAAGCAAGAGCCAGAGGAGATGTCTGCCCAAGAAAAGGCAGAGATATTTTTAAATGGGACAGAACTCTTAGCCAAGATGACAACTAAGCCAAAGCCCAAAACAGACGCAGGGCCATTGGATCACATTCCAGCACATCTGCTGTCGATACCGGGCTGTCTGCAAGACGTGGTTAATGGATATTCAGTGTCAGCCATCAAGCCACAGCCCCAGTTTGCCGTGCAGTGCGCGATAGCGTTTGGGTCAGTAGTGATGGGCAGGCGCTGGGTGACAGACAGGCGCAACTTCTCCAGCCTGTACTTGCTTAACATTGGTGAGACAGGATCGGGCAAGGAACATACCAAGACCGTGCTGGAGCAGTATCTAGAGCAGGCGGGGCTGGAAGACCTGATCGGGCCAGCGGGGTACACGAGTGGGGCGGGGGTGATGTCTACCCTGATCAATAAGCCAGTACATGTCGCGGTGGTCGATGAGCTTGGCCGTCAGCTAAAGGCAGCAAGTGCATCTGGTATGCAGCACAAGGCTGACGCCCTAACTGCCATCATGGAGTGCTTTGGTCGGCAGGACGGTACTCTGAGACCGCAGGGCTATTCCACCATGACGCTCAAGTCATCTGAGGCTGAGAAGCTGGAGAAATATGTGCGGCGTCCAAGCCTGACACTGGTGGGAATGTCCACCCCCAGCGAATTTATGAAGGCCATTGGTGGTGGTGACGTGGCAAGCGGCCTGCTGAACAGGTTCCTGATTGTAAAATCCGAAATCGGCGTCCAGCTATCCCAGCGCAATACAACGTCAACTATCTCTGACCGCCTCGCAAAGTGGGCAAACGAACACGCCCACGCCCACGATGGCGATCTCGACGCAGGTAATATACATGACATGCCCTCCAACCCTATTGAGGTGCCATTTACCCAAGAGGCTGAGAAGCTCTTGCGCGAATACGAAGAGCGGCTGGTGGAGGCCATTAGGAAAGAGACCGGGTCAGGTCTGGAGGCCATGTACAATCGGTCACGCGAAATTGCCATGCGCCTGTCTCTAATTATTGCCAGATCAATGGGACAGGAAAGTATCGGCGTGGATGCCATGCAGTGGTCAATAGATTACGTCGAGCATTATGCAGCGGAAACCATCGCAATGTTTCGATCCAATATGTCGGAAGGCCCGTTCGATGCGGCCTGCAAGGCTGTCTTTGTTAAAATCGATGAGGCAGGGCAGGAGGGCATCACTGAGAGCCAACTTGCGAGAGGCGTGTCAGCGTTCGCAAATATGGATCGGCGCAAGAGGGCAGACGTTCTGGACGTTCTGGTG